GGCCTGCGCGTTCCCAGAGGTTGAACACGACGACCAGGTGGACGCGGTGAGCGGAGCGGTGCAGATGTTGGCTGACGCCGGGCCGCTGCTGTTGTGGTAGAATGAAAACCAAATTGCGCCATTGACGTGGTGCAAAGTTTTGCTTACAATGGGTATGATGATGCAGCGGGCGTATCTGTTCGATGGCGGAGAGGTCAAGGCGATTCCGCTCGGATCGTCGTGGCCCTGGGCTACCGCTGAGGACGCGCGGCAGGACGTGACGGCGATGGTGGCGTACCAGCGCGTGTCCTGGGTACGCCGCTGTATCGCGCTGCGGGCTGGCGCAATCGGCGCGATGCCGCTTGAGATCGTTGACGCAGGCGGCGAGCCGATGGCGATCCCTGATGCCCTCCAACGTCTCCCCTATCTCCTTGCCCTGGCCGAGGCGTCGCTGTGTGTCACGGGCGCGGCCTACTGGCTGCGCGAGCGGCGTGGGCGCACGCTGTTGGGGCTGCGCTATCTCGCGCCGCAGTCGGTCACACCACGCCTCGATGAGCGGCAGGGGCTTGTTGGGTTCGACCGTGCCGTTGGCGCAACGAAAATCTCATTGCAGCCTGACGATGTGGTGTGGTTTTTCGAGGCCGACCCCGCCCTGGAGATCGGTCCCGGTACGCCGCTCATCGTGGCGGCGCTGTCAGCCGCAACGCTGGTTGACGGCGGTCAGCGGTATGCGGCCGGGTTTTTCGAGCGTGGGGCGATTCCTGCAGTGCTCCTGTCTGTCGAGGGCAACCCGCCGCAGGAGGAGCTGCGCCGCCTGGAGGAGTGGTGGAAACGGCTGCTCCGTGGCGTGCGCCGCGCCTGGGAGACGGTCGCGGTCAGGGCGTCGGTCAGGCCGCAGGTTGTCGGGGTTGCTCCTGGGAGGGACCTGGCGATGACCGATCTGATGATGCAGGCGCGGCAACAGATCGCGGTTGCGTTCGGCGTCCCACAAACGCTGCTGGAGGACGCCGCGAACTATGCGACTGCCGCCGAGCACAGGCTGTCGTTCTACGAAGAGACGATTATCCCACGCTGTGCGTTCTATGAGGCCGAGATCAATCGGCAATTGCTCGCCCAGCTTGGCCTGCAATTGCGCTTCCGCCCCGATCGTCTGGAGGTGTTCCAGCAGCGGGAGGCGCAGAAGGCGCAGAGCCTGGTAGCCCTCGTTCAGGCTGGCATTATGAGCGTTAGCGAAGCGCGCGTGCAACTGGAATTGGACGAGCTGGCGTCTGATTCAGGGAACGTTTCAGATGTTGAAAGGGAGGCGCTCCGATCCGAGTTGCGCCGCTGGGCGCAGAAGGCGCGGCGCAGGCCGGACGCGCCGTTCGAGAGCGCCATCATCCCGCCCCACATCAGGGCGCTCGTCGAGGCGATGGTTGACGGTGGCGTGGACGGCTGGGGGTTCGTCAAACAGCAGCCGCCGTCCAGGGACGAGTCGGAGCGGCGACTGGAGCGCATTGTGCGGGGTGTGTTCGGCGAGTACGCGCCGCAGGCGCTACAGGCCGTCATCTCCGGCGGCGATACCGAGGACGTGTTGGCCGCGCTCGATGCAACGCTGCGCTCTGGTATCACGCCAGAGATCACGCGCATTGCGTATGAGGAGGTGTTGCGGCAGGCGCTGGAGGTGGGCATCGCGTTTGACCCCGTTGTGGTCAATGCCGCCGCTCTGGACTGGGCGCAGCGGTACGCCTATGATCTGGTCAGTGGCATCACAGGCACAACGCGCGACCTGCTCCGCCAAGCCATCGCGCAGTACATCGCCACGCCTGGCATGACCGAGGCGCAACTGGAGGCGCTCATCGCCCCCGCGTTTGGGCCCGTGCGGGCGCAGATGATCGCGGTGACGGAGGTCACCCGCGCGTACAGCCAGGCGTCGAACCTGTACCAGCGGTTGTTGGCAGAGACGGGGTTTGAGACGACGCGGGTGTGGCGCACGCGGCATGACGAGAGGGTTTGCCCGATCTGTGGGCCGTTGGAGGACAGGCCTGAGTCGGACTGGCCAGACGATCTGCGCGCCGGGCCGCCGGCGCATGTCAACTGCCGTTGCTGGACTGTTCTGGAGTACCGCCATCGTGGCAGACGCTAGGATCACCATCGAGGGGCTGGATCGCGTGGCGGCTGCGCTGACAGCGCTGGCCAGCCCGACGGTCTATCGCGCTGCCATGCGCACCATCGGCGAGCAGGTGCGCGCGTGCATCGCGCGCTATCCTGGCCCGCCGTCGCACCCGTTGCGATGGGCGAGTAACAAGCAGAAGTTTTATGTCACACGCATCTTACGAAAAAACTCGGGGCCATATGTGCGCCGCTTCGATCCGATGTCCCAGAACCTGGGCCAGTCCTGGGCGGTTGACCAGGAGGGTGGCGGCGAGATCGTTGTGGGCACGAGGGTGACCTATGCGCCATACGTCCAGTCGGCGCGCAAACAGCAGCCGTTCCACGGTGACACAGGCTGGGTAACGGATGAGCGGGCCGTCCAGGAAGTCGCGGAGAGTGGCGCGGTATCCGAGATTTTGCGTGCTGCGCTGAGGCGCGCGTTGCGGTAACCAGCCAGGGAGGTAGAGCATGGATGAGGGTGAACATGAGCGGCTGCATCGGGAGCAGCAGGAGCGCGCGGGGCGCTACGGCATCGCGCCGAAGCCCGGCGGCCACCTGACGCCGCCGGCGGGGTATCCTGATGACCCCGATCAGTATGGCGATCCGGTCAACTACCGCTATCCGATAGACGACGAGCATGTTCGCGCTGCGCTTTCGTATTTCAACCAGACGGATCATCGTACAGATGGTGGTTACTCTGTTGACGAGTGGGCTATCATCGGCAAACGGATCGCACAGGCGGCCTCGCGGCTACTCGATGCGGAGTACGAGTACCGCGACGGTGGGGTTGTTCGTGCAGATGAGAAATCGCTTGCAGTGAAGATTGTAGGCGAGGATGGTGACACCATCCGCGTTGCCGGATGGGGTGTTGTGTACGGCGGCGTCGACCTGGAGGGTGACAGGTTCACGCCGGAGACCGATTTCTGGCTGGACAGGCCGGCGGGCCCGCGTCCGGTGCTGTATGAGCACTCGTTCAATGCGCCTGGACTGCGGACGCTAGGCGCTGCTGGCGTCGAGGCGCGTGCGGATGGCCTCTGGGTGGAGGCGGAGCTGGATCGCCACAACGAGTATGTGCAGATGATCCGGCAACTCCTCGACGCGGGGGTGCTGGGCTGGTCATCTGGCGCGGTATCTCATCTGGTGCGGCGCGAGCAGCGCGATGGCGTGCGGGTGATCACGTCCTGGCCTATCGCGGAGTTTTCACTGACGCCGACACCTGCCGAACCCCGCACACTGGGGGTATCGGAGGTGCGGGCGCTGGTTGACGCGTGTCCTGAGCTGAAGTCGCTATCTCTATCCGGTGAGGCCGACGGCGTGGCGTCGGCGGATGGAGAGGCAGAGGTGGAGGCAGAGGGCGCGGGTCTGCAAACTGGGGCGGCTGATAGCGCGCCCCAACGAACTGATGAGTCGGAGGAGGGAAACGAAATGGACGAGCAAAAAATTGCAGAGATCGTTGAGGGCGCAATCGCGAAGGCGCTTGGGCCTGAGCGCGACGCGGGGATGGTGACGTCCGCCCAGGATCAGCCTGCCGGTTTTGTCGACTTCCTGCGTGCAGTTGCACGCCGCGACGATACGGTGCTGAAGGCGTTTGGGGTCAAGGCCGCACTGTCTGGTTCGTCTGGTGAGACCGGCGGCTACACGATTCCCCCGCAGTTTGTGGACAGCATTTTCTCTATTGCGGGCGAACAGTCGTTTGTCCTGCGCAACGCGCGTGTGTACCGCGTGCATGGCCCACTGACACAACCGGCGTATGACCTCAGTGCTGGCGCGAGCGGCGTTCCGGCCTGGTTCGGCGGGATCAGGCTCTACTGGCATGAGGAGGGAGCAACGCTGAACGAATCAGAACCCGGGTACGAGCAAATCCAGTTGCATGATCACGGCCTCGGCGCGTTCGCCTATGTGTCAAACCGGCTACTGAGCGCGTCTGCAGCGCAGGTTGACGCGGATCTGAAGCGCTTGTTCGCCGACGCCATCGCCTGGTATCTCGACTGGGCCTTCCTGCGGGGTGACGGGGCCGGCAAGCCTCTGGGTATCCTGAACGCGCCGTCGCTGGTGACGGTCACGCGCTCGGGCAGCAGCGCCTTCACTGTGTCGGATGCCGGTGGGATGCTGGCGCGGCTGCTGCCGTCCAGTGTCGGCAGGGCGGTATGGCTGATGAACCCGACGGTGATCCCGAAACTGCTGGCGCTCGGCACGAACTACGTCAGCACGTGGCAGAGCGACCTGCAGGCCGGGCTGGCCGGGCGGCTGTTCGGGATGCCGATCATCTTCACGGAGAAGCTGCCGACACTCGGCACATCCGGCGACGTGATCCTGGCCGACCTGTCGTACTACGCCGTGCTGTTGCCGAGCGAGGCCGAGATCGCGGTCAGCGAGCACTATCGATTCATCTACGACCAGACGACTTTCCGTGCCAACGTGTGGGTTGACGGACAGCCGCTGGTCAGTTCCGCGATCACGCTGGCCGATGGCTCGACAACCGTATCGCCGTTCGTGGCGCTGACTACAGCATAGGAGGTACAGATGAGCAACATCGACTTGAGTGAACGCCTGGCTGTCGTTGCGACGATTGACCCAGACGCCTATGGCACTGGCGCGCAGTCGTCTGACTCAATCGACATGTGCTACTTCGACCGCGTCGTGTTCATCGTGATGGCTGGTGACCTGGGCAACAACGGAACGCTCGACTTCAAAGTTCAGGAGAGCGCAAACGGCTCTAGCTGGTCAGACCTGTCTGGCAAATCCGTCACGCAACTCACCCAGGCCGGGACGGACAGCGACAAACAGGCCATCGTCGAGGTCAGGGCCGACGAGCTGAGTGCAGGGTATCGCTATCTCCGTGGCGTGATGACCGTCGGCACGGCTGCGTCAGATGCGGCCGTGATCGCAATCGCCGGAGATTTGCGCTACTCCCCTGCCAGCAGTTACGACCTGTCGAGTGTGGACGAGATCGTTGTGTAGCCGACTCTGGTGGGGTGACGGAGCAGTCGCCTCGTCACCCCACCAACCGCCGATATGCACGATAGGGCGTTGTGTTTCATAGCGCGGGAACTGGCGGCTGTAGGGCGCGGCAGCAGAGTGCTGGAGATCGGTGCGTACAACGTCAACGGCTCTGCGCGTGAGGCCTCGCCGCCCGGTGTAACCTGGGTTGGCCTCGACCTGCGCCCCGGCCCTGGCGTGGACATCGTGGCAGACGCGTGTGGGTATGATGGCGGCGGGCAGTACGATGTCGTGGTCTGTGCCGAGACGATGGAGCACTGTGCCGACCACGCGGGTATCATCGAGAGCGCATGGCGGGCGCTGCGCCCTGGAGGGTTGTTGATCGTCACGGCGGCCAACCCGTTGCGCCAGCCGCACAACGATGACGGCGGGCCACTCGGTATAGGCGATACGTGGAATCCGGTCGGCGGGAGCGAACTAGAGGCGTTGCTCTGTGACTGGCGCGATGTCTGTGTGACGGTGGTAGGAGATGACACCTATGCAGTTGCGCGGCGGCCCGTTCCTGTCTATCGTGACGCGACATCTGGTATCGCGTAGTCGCCTGTTCGAGCGGCATCGGCTCAGCCTAGCTGCCCAGACATCTCAGGATTATGAGCATATCGTTGTTGAGGACGATGGGCTGGGTGGCATGGACGGGTTGTTGCGGGCGCAGATGCGCCTGCGGATGC